GTCCTTTGGTGTTAGGTGTTGTCGGCCACCAGTGATGCTTTTATTATGTCAGATTTTACTAGGGCAGGTGAGCATTATAGGTATGCAGCCTGCAAAGAGATTTGTAGATCATAGGCAGGGAACTCTTGCCCACCGATACTGGCAAGGCCTGGCCTGCCATCAGTCACTGCCACATTCTTATCGAGTAGTGCAGCTGCAATTGCAAGCAATGGCCTGAGGGTATCGAGGTTGCCTGGGCCGATACCGATAACGCGCACAGGAAATGTCATAGTGACAATTTTGTTATTGAAAGCTTGAAAGGTAGGGGCATCGATAAAGCAGCAGTTGCTGTTGAGGTTTCGAGGGTCTGTCACTACGCGCAAGCCACTAATCGTGGCAAGGGTGGTGGCTAGGTCGTCTATGGCCTCATTGAACAGGTCGGTGTAAGCCATTACGCAACAGCAGGCCTATCGATACCTAGCAACTGTTTCACCATCGGTGTGAACGCATTGGTGGTGATTGCTTGGCCCATTGCATCAAAGCTCGCAAACTGGTCAATGCTGCCACGCTGACGGAAGTAAGCGCCAGCCAACATTATTGTGCCGAGCGTGCAGTCACCAGATGGGCTAGTCGCTAGCGCATCGTAATAGCCTGCCTCTTGCCTGCGCCGATAGGCGACCTGATTACCGGCAGAAACACACTGCGCAAGAAAGGTTGTCTCATCGGCGCTAGGGCTGGTAAGGCCGAGCCATAACTGCACTTGTGCGCTGGTCACCCAGGTGCAAGTTTGCGTGTAAGTAAGGGTGCCTGGTGGGATTGCTGCAGAGCGTTCGAGATCAGTGTCGGCATCGTAAAACATAACCTGATTAGGTATCGGCACATTTGCGTCAATCTGTATGTCGCCTTCTGTGCCTACACCGATGTACTCATACTGAGGCAATGCGTAAACAGTGTGTGTGCCGTTGAGGCTATGCCCTAAACCAGCGAGGGTGATGCTTTCACCGATGGCAATGTCGGTTGCCTCAAGTGTTTGTACAACAGCGTAATTATCTAAACGCTGATGAAAGATGACTGAGTATGTAGCCATGATTGGCTATCGCCTTTCGGGTTAGGCGATTACGATGCCCTGGATGAAGCTGGATTTGGCTACGAAAGTAGCAAAGTAGCCGTAGTAGGAGAATGTGCGTCCCAATGTGCTTGGGTTTTCTACTGACATGAGGCCACGCTGTTGTTCGTAGATTTCATAGCCAGGTGCGTACACAACGAGCATGGTGCCTGAAGCAAAGTTGTTATCGACAACAAGGTTGAGGCCCATGACATCCATGCCGGTGTAAGCAAGGCCACCCACGCGACCAATGCTGTTTTGTCCGATAACACCGTTTGTGGTGTAACCCAAGATTGGACGCTTTGAAGCGTCAAGCTGAGCACCTAATTTTTCCCATACATCTGGTGACACGCACAAGTGAGTTGGGAAGTAGTTGCTGTCCTCAGTGATTTCGCGCGCTGCGTCATACAAAGCGTTGATCAGTGAAGTTGGGTCGTTTGCTGTGACAGTCCATGTTGAGCCTGACGCTGTTTTACCAGCAACAAGGTTATCGGCTGCAATGTTGTCTGTTGCAATCAGGTACTCGCCTGCAAGGTCATTGAGCACAAGGTTGAGTGCTGCAGGATCAGTAAAGTCAATGTCTTGTACTGACAATGTGACTTGGCCAGCGACTGTTGCTTTTGTAACAGTGTTAGAAGCAATTACCATTGTGGTGGCTGATGCTGCAGAATTTTCCGTCTGTGTTGCTGCGCTGGTGTGCGTAGTGATTGTAGGACGAATAAAAGTCTTGCTCGGTGTGTTTGGCATGGCGCGTGCACCAAAAGCAGAAACAACAGGGCGTACAAAGTTGAGGTCTTGGAACAATGGCCCAAGTACCGGCACTGGCAACAAACCTGGCGTGTCGGTTGTAAGTACATCACCTGCAGCTGCTTGAAGCGCTGTCTGCTGGTTGCGCACTGCGTCCTTGTATGCAGCGTTTACATTGTGAAAAGTATCTCCACCTGCGTGCATTGCTGCAAGGTACTCGGCTGGAGTTGGCATAACAAAACTGCGCTTAGGCTGAGCAAAAACTGTTGATGCTTCGATTACTTCTGGGGCTGGGGTGTCTGACACTGGGTTCTCCTGTGGCTCTAGGGGTTCAGGAGTGTCGGCTTCCTCTTTTGTATTATCGCTCATTTCCTCATCTGATGTGGGGATACTCGCTGCTACATCTGTGATGGTAGCACCTGCAAAGGCTGGCTGTGGCACTAATGAGAGCTCTAACCAGTTTGCTGCAGTTACAATCATCACGCCGTTTTGGTCAATCTCAAACTCGGTTGGATTTACGCCAACGCTCACTGAGTCGAGCACGCCATCGGCTGCTAAAACAAGGGCCTCATCACCTAACGCTGTGGTGCTGATTTTTGCTGTGAACAACATGCCGTCTGGCGTGTCCTCGCGTGCCGTCACAATGCCAATGGCCTGTGTGCTGTCGTGGTACATGTACAGCTTGGGGTTTTTGCCATCTACAGGTAGTGAGCCTGGGGCAAACATGACCTCAGTGCCGTCATTGACTGTGGCTACCACATTGTAGGGCGCTGCGATACCGGTAATGGTTCTGCGTGGGGTGCCATCGGCTGCTGCTGCATCGATGCTTATTGCTGTGGCGTTGAACCTGATCATGCTAATTCCTCTTGTGTGTTTTCTTGGGGCATGTCGGGGCTGTCCATTTTGTCTGCTGCGTAATTCTCAACGAGGTACTCATCTGCATCAAACTTTACATAAGTTCCACGAGGCAAAACATTGTTTTGGCTCAATGTTGCTGCAATGCAATCGGCGTAGGCCTTCACGCCAAAGATGTAAAGGTCAGCTCGAGCTTGCTCTGAGGATTGGTACGAGTAGGAGCCAGTGCTGACTCCCACAAGGTATGGGGGCACATTGGTGAGGCGTGCACATTCAAGGGCTTGGTAGTTGGCTGCATCGATTAGGAGCATTTTGTCGGGGGTGGCTGTTGTCTCGGTGTAGCTCAAAAACTCGTTGAGTGCAGCTGTCTGATTGGTGGCGCGTGCAGCGTTGAACGCTGACGCTAGATCGGCAAGCTCTGAAGCGCTTAGTGGTTCGCCACCCGTTTGCTTCAAAACACCAGCAGGTATTGACGATTCTGCATTTCGATAGCGTGCTGCTTCAAGTTTGATTGCTGTGGCAACGGTCTGCTCAGACATGTAAACAATGCCTTGAATGGGGCTCAGGAATTGCACTAGGTCTTTAGGGTCGATCATGTTGCCTTGAAAGTAAACTTCTTTAGATGGGGCAAACCACACTGGCCCTGCCTGGTCTTGGGTGGTGACAGAGCCTGCCGGTAGGCGTGTGAATGCTGTGGGGTATCCGTCTTGAGTGCGTGCTGTGATGTACCAAAAAGCACGGCCATAAAAGAACAGGTCATCAAATGTCCATGCCATCAGAAATGGGTAGGTAACGCTTGGGTCGGGTTGGCGTAGCCAAGTGCGTGGAGCAATATAAACCTGCTCCATCTCATCACCGTTCCACATTTCGTTATACATCTTTAGAGGCATACAAGAAATGACCGAGGCCATAAGATCGCGTGCGCGTGAGATAGTCGCCACGCTCATAGCCCTGTTGCGTGCCGGGCCTTCAATGTAGGTGTAGTACTGGCCAATAAGATTTACGCCAGCAGAGTTAGGTGAGTATCCACCAGAGGCTGCAGCCTTTACTGGTGCAGGTGAGATTGCTGCCTTGTTTACTCGGTTGAATAGCGCCATGTTGGGATTATCTCACATTTTCTTAGTGGGGGGTGGCACTGCCCCAGGCAATTCCCGACAGAAAGCCCAGAGCAGCACCAAATGTCATCTTAGCGATTTACCACTACCAGCATTGGCTTACCACCTTGTTTTGGTCGAGAGGCAAGTGCAGCTGCAAAAATGGTGAGGCGTGCCAGCTCGACAGGGCCAGGTGAACGCTTACTAGAAATGACCAGGCTGTTTTGTTGAGTGACTGCTACTGCTCTGTTCATTTGTTCAGCAAGGTTTTGCTGGCCCTGGTGCACAAGTCTGCCATCGTTGATCATGCCCTTGACCAGTGATGTGTAGCGCATCAACTCGCCATAGCCAACAACTTTTTTACGCCTCTCCAAAGACAGTGGCACATGGTTTTCTAATGGTGGTGTAACAGCCAACATGATCGAGGGATTTTCACAGGCCTTTAATAGAGCCTGTTGCATCTCTGGTAGTGAGCCAACAACAAACTCGACAGTGATATGTGCTACGCCAACATCATCAACGGCTGCGCGAACAGCCGAGTAGCGAGAGCCATCGATGCTGGTGTCCACAGCTATCCAGCCACCCTCGGGCCCTGGAATGTCAGACAGACACTGCTCCCATTCGCCAGGTTGCAACCAGCAAGCATCGGCATTGACAAACTG